TTATACCCATCATTGTCTGAGTTGATGATATGATTAACATAATCTGTCATCATATCTGCTCTTTCAACATCTTCAGCAGTTTTTGGTGAAAATCTTACATACTTATCACTAGCTGTGAAAATTCTCATCAGGGATGGCATTATCTGATCTACACAATCAGCAACCTCAGTTAGAACGACTTGTGAACGACCTTCGATTTCATTGCCGATAGGTTGACCAAGATACATATCCATAGCTCGTAATCTGTCAGCAGAATACTCACTGTCAAAATGATTTATGCTATCTGTTATTTCACTGGATATGATAGAGGCTAACTGCTCTTCACTCATCTCTGCCATTACTTTGACCTTCTTTTTTGATATTTCTTATAGATAGCTTGGTCAGCTTTCCTAGCTCCACCACCCTTCATATAAGAATTAACTCTGCCCATAGACCAAGCATTCATACTGACGTTTCTTGACCCACTGCCCAAGTATGCACCTTGTCCTTTACGATACACCTCAGTTAGCTCACCTTGAAAAAACCTTGATTTATCGGCTTTATTTTTTAGAGCTTTTCTTACTTTTTCGCTTAGTGGTTTTCTTGCGACCATCTTGTGCCACCCTTGATTTTATTACTGAGGGGATATCTATAAACTCACCTCGTTTATATTTCATTGCAGTGCTGAGTATCTCCTGCTCTTTCTTTTTCGGAGACTTAGCACCTTTTAAATATTTTTTTGGAACACCCTTTTTTGTCTTGGGTACTTTTCTAAACTTTGGCACTTTTCTTTTTCTTCTTCTTTTTATTAAGCTTTTTAAAGTCAGCAGCAGTTATCTTTGTTCTTGGTTTCGCTACTTGAGCTAACTTTTTTTGCTTTGAGGAATACTTGGAAAATGGCATTATTTCTTCTTTTTCATAGATTTTTTCTTGCCATTAGCCTTTTTCTTGCCTTTTTTCTTGTTCCCATGATACATGATTTTCTCCTTTAAAATCCAAGGCACAACACCTGAAGTTTGACTTACACATTTTATGTGTCACACAAGGTCTGCACTTTTTAAATTTTATTTTTTTTGGGTTTCTTAAATAGGTAAATACAATCATTTCTTGTTAGCGATATCGTATTCCCTTCGCTGCTTTGGAGACATTGCATCATAAGCAGTGCCTTCAGGCTTTTCTGCCTTCTTTACCTCTGCCTCTGCTGTCACCTCAACTTTAAGCTCTTTATCTTCACTCTTAGGTTTTCTAGCCATGATAAACTCCTTTTAACAGTTCCAAGCTTTCCTTGACCAGTAATTAGCCGAAAACTTGTCTTTTGCACCCTTGATCCCACTAGATCTTGAGCAATAATTTTTTTTTCTACTCGGTATATTTTTTTTAATACTCATATTAGGGTCACCAAACCTTACAAGCTTGACCTCATCACCCTTTTTAGCCAAAACAACACTTTTTTTCTTACCAGTGTTTGCCCTTTTTGGCTTATTAAAACCTGAAAATGTCTCACCCCTATAAGATAACCGACCTGAAGGTGTTTTCTTTACATCACTCGCCTTCATCAATTTCCTCAATCTGTATATTTGCACAAAATTCTAAAAATTTTTCCTTGCTCATACCTGAATTAACAGCAGATTTAGCCATGCCAACCATACAAATGTGCATCATCTCTTCCCAATCAATCTCATACTCAGATTGTATCAATGCCATCTGCTCAAACAGACACTCAATAGCAATATCTACACTGTCTTTTTTCCTATTAGGAAATAAAATAACATTACTCAAACAACCCACCTTAAATCAGGCTTTACTGTCATTTTACTAGACCATTTAGATTGCGATCCTGATGCCAAAGCTCCATCTCCTGCAAACGTCAAAACAAAACTGTCAGCTACGTCACAAGAACGACCACCATTGCGCCTCTTGATCTCATCTTTAGCCTCAATCTTTAACTTACCAGTAGATAAATACTTATATCGAATATTTGTTAACTCAGAGATCAAAACATCATCCTGAGGAATATGAACATCCCTTCCCTCAAAAAAACTGCGACAATTCCAGTATAACTCATCCCTCAATCGCATAAATTTATCCTTCATTGACGGACTTTCTGAAACTGCAATCCCAATAGCAGGTAAATCCAACTCAGATAAACGATCAGCTAATCCTGCACCAATCCCAATACTATCAACATAAATAAACTCAGGTCTGTCTTCCCACCTCGTCAACTCATACTCATTGACAATAATACCGGCTAACTCCATCAAATCTTTCTTAGTCCAACTCTTTACCGGCTCTAATAAAACCTGACCCTTCCTCTTAGCCAAACACGACCTATCATCACCCATCCTCGCAGGGTCAACACCCCAAACAACACTCGTAGTCGGTGATGGCTCAATATCCCTCTTTGTAGCTGCCTCAACCAAATGTAATGGCAACAATACATCATCAGATTGCAAAGGAAACTCACCAAGTACCCTTACCCTGAAAATATTACTCTCTTCTCCATACTTCCTTGCCATATCAGTGACAAAATTTTCATCCACATAATCACTATCCCTACAAGAAACAGTAAAACACTTCCAACTATCCCTCATACTATGAAAACTCTCATAGAAATAACCATCAGACCTCGTAGGATTGCCTGTCATAACAGTTTTAGCACCCTTGGTACTCATACTGCCCTCACCAACCTCAAACACTACATTCGGTATCCCTGAAGCCTCCTCACAGATAAACAACATATTTTCACTATGAAATCCCTGCAAAGCCTCCGGTGTCTCTCGTCTACTCGTTCTAAAACTAGCAAAACTGTCAAAAACACCCTTCAAAGATATCTTGTCACTCTTAATCTCTAGCTGATTGTAAAATGCATCAGGCAACTTCTTTGCCCACTTGTTAATCTCACTCCACAATACATCATTCAACTGATGAGCAGTATTCGCAGTTATCGCAATCTTACATGGATAATGGGTCAATAACCACCATAACGTCAACCAACTCAAGTAAGCACTTTTGCCAACACCATGACCACTCTTCACAGTAATACGATCATGCTCAGATACAGATCTCAATGCCTCTCTCTGCCATTTCTGAGGAGTTGCACCAAGGACACTCTCAACAAATAACACTGGATCTTTTCTTAGTTTTAAAAGGGTCTGTTCTAAATTCTGCATCATTTTATGAGGGGTATATACAACTAGACCTACACCCATGCCTTTTTGCAAGGGGGGGGGTGCAGCAAATAATATATGTTTAGCTATGGATCTATAGCCAAACCATCCCTAACCTATTGTTATTGTTACATTTACGTCAGGCTATTATCCTGACATAGCCTTTTTTAGAGTGCTTTTCTCACGTGCGTGTAGAGGTGATGGTAGCTTGTCTTTGTCTTCCTCAACCAGTTTCAACTCCACATTCTTCAGAGCATCAACCAATGTCTCACCTACCTCATGCTCCACCTGCATCCTATCTCCAAAGTTCTTTGGTGACATTCTAGCTGCTGTCCACTTAAACAGATCTCCTGCAACTCTAGCATTGTTATAATCAATATCTCCTCTGAGAACAGCAGTAGCTAACTCAGCTACCTTTTCCCCATAGAAGTTCCCTCTCTCTTCTCTAGCCTCATCATATCGCCTCCTGAAGTCAGGATCATTTCTTATCCATCTATGGATTGTTTCTCTTGGTGGAACACCATCCAACTTACAGATCGAATGCAAAGACATACCATCACAGATACATCTCAATATCCTATCTTCCAATTCAGGTGTTTGCTTAGAATTAGTTTTGTAAGGTCTAGCCATAGTTCCAATAATGTTTGTGAAATTTCATCAATGGGCAATTCCCCATTCTGTTAAAACACTACCAAACAGAGTTCCCTTCGTCAACTATATTACTTTATTACTTGCATTATTACCTTATATGCATAAAATAGGTAATATATATTACTTTGAGGAGTTTATGATGTTACACAAAAATATTATTAGACACATTCAGGAAGCCACCCCAAAAAAAGAAGAGGGAATGGTATTGAACCTTATCAGGGAAAGCTTATCAGCTATAGCTTTTTTATTCTTTTGCATGACATTGATATTTGTTTGGGTTGCTTTCTAACTTTTGAAATTTTTGAACACATCAACGAGTTCATCCAAAGCTATCCTAAAAAACTCAGGTGCAGCTTTCTTGGCTCGTTTGTTGTATCTTGCCCAATCTGATGCAGAGTAGTTTTCTATAACCACTGCTCTAAGAATACTAAACGTAATCTTTCCCATCTTATCAGCAATCTTATTGTAATCAGCTATACAAGCAGATTGCCTCTCACTCATATCTGAAGAACTGTAGCCTATCAACAAAGGATCATACTTAATTGTAACAGATTGTCTAAATCCTGCTGCTGACCAGATAGAGTATAACCGACTAGCTGCCATAAAATGTTCATAAGTGATAACATCTTTCTTTAAATAAATATCAAGCCACCTCTGATTAGTGACCCTCATTCTCTTTTGCCCTGCTCTTTCAGTATCCTCTTCAATGACATCAAACTTGTCTAGGAACTCCGGAGTGGGTAAAACTTTCTCAGTTTTATTTATAGGTTTTTTCTTTTTCAAATTTCCAACTCATAATATTCACATAGTTTTTCAAAAGAACCATCTTTCTTTAGCATACCTATTTTCATCTCTTCTCTTATCTTCTCATAATTGGAATAGCTGAACCGACTATCATGCGCTTTGGCTTGTATTTTTTTTATCAGAACTTCAATAAACTTTTTCTGCTTTTCACTTAACTCCCTTTTCATTTGTCCACCAAACATATTATTTGTGTTAATAGTTGAGTTATATTGTGTTTGTTGGACATGGTTGTCCACTCTTGACTGGACACGGTTGTCCAATCCATGTTGGACATGGTTGTCCTGATTGGACTGGACATGGTTGTCCACAATGGAGTGGTCAGATTGACCTATATGGAGCATTTCTTGTTTCTTTTTATAGACCTCATAAATAGGTAAATAATACACATTTGGTTTGCTAAAACCTCTTTGCACCTTGTTGATAAAACCTACTGCTACAAGCTCATTTATTTTGCGCTGAACTGTTTTCTCAGAACAACAACCTATCTTGGCAATGCGAGAATATGAACTCCATTCCGAGTATCCTAAATCCTCATTGAAATGATCAGCTATGGCAACTAACACTAGCTTGGCAGTTGCATCTTTTGTCTGTTGGTCAAATGCCCATTTCATAGCATTAAGAGACATCATCACCACCTTTCTTTTTTTGATTGCCAAAATAATTAAAAAAGTCTTTTAAATTAATTACTGCTAAAAATTCTTTGTGATCTGCTTTCAGGATCAATAAATCGTTCTCATCATCTTCTAGCCACTTATAGATTTGCTTGAAACCATTGCCTCTGCATTTTACCTCAGACACCAGTTCATCTATTCCATTATTGAAAACAACATCACCTTTGACAGAACCACCACCGGATAATGGCACTCTGTAAGCTTTGACACCATGTATCTCAGCATATTTTCTGACATTGTTTTCTGTTCTGTAACCCTTATCTCTACTAGCTTTACCCATCTATAAAATCCCTAGCTCTGACGTTTCCATCTGTTAGTTTTTCAATTTGAATAATTCTTTTGCCTGAAGGAATGGCTTTGTTGTTTAGCCATTTATGAACTGTTGGTTGTGATACTTTTAATATTTCTGCTAATTTTTTCTGACTTATTTCGTTTTGCACAAGATATTGTGTAAGTTTCATTCTATTACCATATATGATGTATTATTACCTAATAGTAATATAAATAACCAATAAAATAAATATGGTCAATCAGAAAAAGTAATTTTTATTACTCTTAACAAGTTAAAAAAAAATAATTTGTTATATATATGTTTATGAATTACATATAAGTTATAATTGCACAATTTTTAAACAAAATTAACTTTAGGAATTGGCTCAAGTAAGACCTAAAGTATAAAAAAAAAGGACTTGGAATGAAACACTCTAATAATCTCCATAAATTGAGAATGGAGAAAGGTTTAAGTCAATCTGAAATATCTAAACATTTAAATATTACACAAGGTTTATATTGCAGATTGGAAAGAGGATCAGTTGATCCAACTAAATATTTAAATAAATTATCTGAACTATTCAGGGTGCAAAAAGATGAAATATATACTTACAAGAACAACACTAACAATGTCACTGAAGTTCAGATAGTTCAGCAGCTACCAGTATTCGGTATGCCAACTCTTGATGGTAAAATAAATATTACCAATAAATTTGCATCTACAACTGAAAGACCTGATTATCTAAAAAACAATCAATCAGCTTATAGTTGTTTTGTTGTTGGGCATGAAATGCAACCAAGATTTAAGCATGGTGAATTGATATATATTGATCCCATAAAAAAGATAAAAAATGATGATGAAGTTATTATTTCTACTTTTGAGGATGATGAAGAGATTGCCATACTTAGCTGCATAATATCTGAAACTGATGACCACTTTCTTTGCGCTACTTATCAATCAGATAACCATGTAAAATTTATGAAATCTCAGATAGGTAGAGTTCATGCAATCGTAGGTTTGCGCCAAATCTATTAAAAATTATTACCATTTATAACTTAAAACTTGTAATATATATTACTATTGGTTATAAAAAGGTATGCATGATTATTTTGATAAATATAAATTTTCTGATGAAGAATTAGAGTTTCGTAAGAAATTTATCAGTGGTAGCGATATGAATAGATTAGCTACTGGTGATGAAAATATTGTTTATAGTTTATGGGAAGAAAAAACTGGTAGGTCTGAAAATAAAGACCTTACAGACATTTTTCCGGTTATGATGGGTTTAGTAACAGAACCACTAAACCTTGCATGGATCAGCAGAAAATATGGCTACAAAATAGATTTATATCAAAAGGTTCTAACCTCAGAAAAACATAAGTTTATGAGATGCACTCTTGATGGTGCAATTATGAACTATGATGATCAGGTAGCAGTTATTGATGCAAAATATACTGATGGTAGACCAAAAGCTGATGAGAGTTGGTCTGATGTAATACCAAGATTACTCAAAACTTATACACCACAAATAAACTGGAATGCTTACCTATTGTCTCAGCATTTAGGTAAAACAGTTAGAAAAGGGGTGTTGAGTATTCTAAGATCGGGTAATGAGCCTATGTTGGAAGAGATCACTATTGATCCTCAATATCAAAGAGAACTGATTGATATAGCTACTTATTTTCATGGTTGTGTCGAGTTAGATACACCACCGGAAGACATTGTTACCTCAGAGCCACCAATACCCCCTGAGTTAAGAAAACCTTATGACATGGCATCTAATGAGGACTTTAAGCATTTTGCCCTTAATTTTATTCAGACTAAGGGTGCTGCAGTAGCTAACAAAGAATATGAGGCAAAGCTGAAAAAGCTTGTTCCTAAAGATGCTCTTAACTGTTTTGGGCATGGAATAAATATCAAAGTGGCTAAAAATTTCAGAAAAACTATTGAGATTGTTGAGGAAACAAAATGACAAAAGGTTATGTTTTACCTCAAGGAAATGTGCAGATTAGTTTCAGTGGTGGTAGGACTAGTGGCTTCATGCTTTACAAAATACTTGAAGCAAACAATGGTCTGCCTGATCGAGCAAAAGTTATATTTACAAATACTGGGCGAGAGATGGAACAGACTTTGGATTTTGTTCAGGAATGCTCACATAGATGGAACGTCAATATTGTTTGGTTAGAGTATGACATTGTTGATGGAAAAGTTACTTACAAGGAAGTCAATCACAATTCAGCTAGTCGTAATGGTGAGCCTTTTGAAAAACTTATTAAATACAAAAAAGTTTTGCCGAATGTCTTGATGCGATTTTGTACGATTGAATTAAAGATTAGAACAGCAAAAAGATTTTTAAGAAACCCACTTGAGATTGGTTGGAAAAATTGGATTAATGCAGTTGGTATAAGATATGACGAGCCAACAAGGTTAAATGCCAAACAAAAAAAAGATGTATTTAGTAGGTGGTTTCCCCTTGGTGAAAACAAAGTTACTGCACAAATTATAGATGATTTTTGGGCAAAAAAAAATTTTAAATTAAATTTACCGATAGTAAGAAACAAAACTATGTATGGAAATTGTGACGGATGTTTTTTAAAATCAGAAGATCAACTTGCAATGCTTTGTAAAGAATTTCCTGAAAAATTTAAATGGTGGCTTGATCTTGAAAATGAACACAAACATAGGGGAGATTATGGCTACTTTAACCATGACAGAAAAATGCACTTACTAAAAGATAATGTTGATAGACAAAAAGATTGGGTATTTGATCAGCAAGGATATTTTTGTCAAGCAAACTTAGGAGAATGTACCGGATGACAGATTTGAAACCAGTTATGGAGCTAGTGAAAGTATTACATGAGAAACATGGAGTACCTCAAAAGGGTGGCAAGAAATACACTCAGGTTGTTCATAGGATGGAAGCTTTTAGATCAGTTTTAGGATTAGGTATTGGCTTTGATACTCAGATTGTTGTTGATGATGGTAAAAGGGTTGTCATCAAGGCAATAGCATCAGATAAAGATGGGCGCATACTTGGATCAGGTTTTGCTGAAGAGATTAGAGGCGAGGGTCATGTAAATAAAACCTCTGCACTAGAGAATGCAGAAACATCAGCTATAGGAAGATGTTTAGCTAGTCTTGGTATATCAGGTGGCGAATATGCCTCTGCTAACGAGCTAGATGCAGTTGATAGAAAATCAAATGCTTTGATACAGAAAAAACCAATACAAATACCTAACCAAAGATTAAATGAGCTACAAGATAAGAAAAAAGAAGATGCACAAGTATTGGAAATCAGACAAGCAAGATTTCAGGATTTATCAAATCAAATAGAAAAGATTACTCAACTCGTTGATCTTACCCAGTTTTACAAAGACAGAAAAGAAACTCTAAATAACGACAGTGTTCTTTGCAAAATGGTCATCGATAAGTGCGCTAAAAGAAAAGAAGAAATACAAAAAAAAGATCAATTTATACACGACTTAAATAATGGACAGAGGGAGAACTACTTTGGATAAGAAATACAAAGAACATGGTGTTGATAATATGACATTAAACTTGAACATAAATAAAAACAAACAATTAGATTGGCATGATGATTTTAGAGGCACTTTGGTTGTAGATAATAAAAATTATTGGATCAATGTAAGGCAAAGAAGTGATACATGGATGACCGGAACAATATCTCCTATGGAAGAAAAATCTTCAGAACAAGAGCCTAAAAAAGAAATAAAAGAAGAACAAACTGACACTGTGCATGAGGATTTGGATGATGAAATCCCCTTCTGACATCTTGCGCCAAGCAGCAGATATGATTGAGATCAGGGGTAAGCAGTATGGAGATTTCAACAAAAGCTTTGAGATCAATGCCAAAGGTCTAGGTCTTGTTATAGATAAGGAAGTAAAACCTTTTCAATCTCCTCTGATACTAGCAATTACAAAACTAACTAGATTATTCCATGATCCAAAGAATAGGGATAGTTGGATAGATTTATTAGCCTACATAGCTATGGCAGCTTGTATGGCACTAAAAGGAGAAAAAAATGCAAAATTATAAATATACAATAGCCTATATATTATCAATAGCATTGATAAATATTGGATTTGTTTATGTGCCATTAATACCCTTTTATGACACTATGTATCCACCTATGAGCATAGTTGTTGGTTTAATTTTTATTCTGAGGGATTTTGCTCAAAAAGAGATTGGACATAGAGTTTTTATTGCAATGCTTATAGGAGCTTTTCTGAGTTATATTATGGCTAATCCATATATAGCTGTAGCTTCACTTGTTGCTTTTCTTGTTTCTGAGACAGTTGATTGGGGTGTTTATAGCTTTACAAAGAAACCTTTGCATCAAAGAATATTATTAAGCTCTTTAATTTCAACACCAATAGATAGTGCAATATTTTTAATTATGATTGGCAATTTTAGCATATTAGCTACAACAACAATGTTTGTTAGCAAAATGTTAGCCTGTCTTGCAATATGGTATTGGATGGGTAAAAAGCATGACACACAAATACAACTTTAAATTAGTTTGTCGTTGCCCAAACGATAAGTCAGTAAATATTTATGATGTAGAGGTTTTGTCAGATACACAAATTGATGTTGAAGATTACAACAAGTTTCAAGATAAAGTTTATAATCAATTTTTGTTTCAAGAAAGTTTGCATGAATTGTTAAAAATTCAATATGACAATGTCAAACTTGTTGGTCATCATTTAGGTGTAAAGGTTACTTCAGAGTGATCCACTATCATGGAACACCATTAACACCACTAATTGAGCTTTATAAAATGGCAGGTAAAAACTTTTGTGTAAGTTTTTTTAGACCTGATAATGTTGATATATGCATGAAAATTGGACAATCCATAATGTTTGATAATGGTGCATTTAGTGCATTTTCAAAAAATATTAAGATTGATTTTAAAGAATATTATAAATGGTTAGAGGACAAAATAGGACATCCACACTGGGCAGTAATACCTGACTTTATTGATGGATCAGTAAAACAACAAAAAAAATTATTAAAAGATTTTCCATATCCAAAAGAAATATCAGCACCAGTTTTTCATATACACTTACCATTAGATTACTTAGATTTTCTAACAGATAATTATCCTAAAATATGTTTTGGTAGTTCAGGAGAGTTTTGGAAAATTGGTTCTGATTTATGGATTTCAAAAATTGATGAGTTATTTAATCATTTATCAAAAAAACATAAATATTTGCCACATATACACATGATGAGAGGCTTGTCTTTATCAGGCACAATGTACCCTTTTGCATCAGCTGATAGCACAAATGTTGCAAGAAATTTCAAAGATAAAAACAAATGTCCTGAGTTAATGGCAAGGAAGATTGACTCAATGCAAAACCCAACTTCTTGGAAAATAATTGAAACACAAACTAAAATGTTTCTTTAACTCCCCTCTATCATACCTACCAATCTTTCATAATCATCAGGTGATTGCGCCCTATCCTTATCAGCAAAAGTATAATGATGTTTTGCAGTATTAGATCTCTTTGAGTGACCCATACGATATTTATTGGTTGTTGGTGGTACTTGTAGTCTTTCATCCATAGTCGTTGAGAAAGCTTTTCTAAAAGCACCTAAACCTCTACCATCCCTATCTTTTGGGTCTGCCTTATATGACACTCCACTAACCTTACAATAATGCTTTATCTGCTTTCTCCATGCATCCTGATCGCCATGTAAGCCTCTAGCAGAGGGGAAAACAAAAACATTGGAGTTGCAGACCCTTTGCCAATCTTTCAGCACTTGTAAAAGCTTTGTGCATAATGGGATAGTTCTCTCCCTGAACTTGGTTTTAGTTGGTTGTAGCTCACCTCTATGGGCAGTTCTTACAACCTTCAGACTTCTTTTGTACAAATCTATATCTGACCATTGCAGACCTGCTAACTCATTTGCTGACATACCGGTTATAGCTGATGTCCAAAACAAACTGTAATACAAAGGACTATCATCTTGTGCAGCAGATATTAGCTTTTTGATCTCCTCAAGACTAAAATCAACTCTCTCCTGAGATGATCCTCTGATAATATCTCTTTCTGATCTACTACATGGATTATGATTTACCCATCCCATAGAAATAGCATACTTAAACATGAGGTTCAGGGTAGACAAGATAGCTCTTCTAGTTTTGCCTGATAAACCATTCTTTTTCATTTCATCATTGAAGAAGTTTATTCGCCCTGCATTGATCGTTGTAATATTAGTCTGTGGCTCAAAATACTGTGATATGTGTAGCCTGAGATGTCTTTCATCATTTTCGTAATGTCTTCTGCTAATACCATCCAAAACACCAATCATTGTGGCTCTGTGGATCAGGAATAGCTTGTGACAGTTTGCAAGTGAGGTTGATCTGTAAATGCCACCATTATGTTCTATTTGCTCTTTGACTTGCTTTATTTTGGCATCAACTTTGTCTTTGCTCACAGAGGTAAATCTACACTCTTTGCCATCAAGCTTGTAATAGATAAGCCATGTTTTAAATGGCTTACCTCTTCTAGTTGTTATTATTTTTTTAGGTCTTGAGGGTTCTCTATTTTGCATCATTATTACCCCCTCAAAGATAAAATTTTTGATAATTTAGTAAAGTTACCATCTAAGAACCAAAACACCCTGATGAACTTTGTGCCATGTGAATTTGTTACAAAGTGCCAAGTATGGCTGACTCTTTTCCACAAATCTTTGCCAATATATTCTTCAAGACTTTTATTAAATACTTCTTCTTTTTCTTTCGTATCAGTAGTACCAACAAATTCATTTATGATGTGCATAATATGACCAGTGGTCAAAGCAGTATTTTTATCATACTTGGTTGTTGGCTTTACAATATCAAAGTTTTTGAAATCATTTCTGCATTGAACCAACTTGTAAACTAAATCACAATCAATAGAAAGATTTTGAAAAACTGTTCTGTGCTTTTCTTTGACATGATGTAAGGACATGGGCAAATCATATGTTTCTAACCATCTTTCTTGTGGTGTAGAACTTTTGTAAACCTTAGTATCTCTAAGACAATCATAAGCACGATTAAGATAATCTAAGGCATCTTTTTGTTGAGCCTTAGAAGTGAAATAAGACTTCTTACCTAACTCAAGTGCCTTATCTAAATAATAATCAAATGTTAACATTAGTTTGCTCCCTCATTTTTTTTGGCTAATCTTTTTGCTTTTCTTTCAAGCATTTTATTTTGATAATCAGCAATTTGCATAAGCTCATCATCAGTTGGAACTCTATAAACATCTTCGAGGCTTTCCAATCCATTTAAAGGTGATATTTCAAAAACACTGTTTCCCTTGTATTTAAACAAATAAGATTTTGTGGGTATTTGTTTGCCATTTACAACAGTAAAAGATCTGCCAAAACCTAAGTCAATGACCTCATCAAATTTGTCTCTTCCTAGTCTGAAAGCAGTTTTACTGTCATTAGGAAAGTTTTTGTAATTATCCTTTAGAATTTCAAGAGCATATTTTCTTGTTTTGCTACCAATTCTACTTAATTGTTTTTTTCTGCCATTACATTTGAAACATATATCAGCAAAAGCAGAGCAATAGCTATGTTTGCCAGTACCCCCACATCTTGTGCAATCTTCTGTATGATAAATAACTTTCATTAATTTGCTCCTTCTCCGTTTAGCTATAAAATATAACTATTAGTTATATATATTACTAAATATAATCATTATTACCTAATATGCAAGTATTAATATAAAATAATCCTGACGAATGTTGGCTATAGGTTTAGCTATAGAATTAAGTAATACGGAAAAAAGACAATAAAAAAACCACCTGAAAATTTCAAGTGGGTATCTATAAGTCTTTGTTTTTGTTGGAAATGTTAGGGAATAGTTGGTTGCGGGGGTAGGATTTGAACCTACGACCTTCAGGTTATGAGCCTGACGATATCTAAGGAAATCAACCATTACAGAGGGTGTTTAGCTATAAGTTTGGCTATAAAATACGATTCGCCTAAAATCTATAGCGAAACATTTTCTGCCTGACGATTTGGGGATTTTTGTCGTGCCTGACGAACTATGTAAGGGTTTTCATACGTTCAATTAAGCGATTTGCTCTGTTTGGAACGTCTACTTTTGCCCATTTGCTGTCTTGCATCTCTATAGCTGCTCTAGCAAAGTCCTGATCTACAATACTAGCTTGTAGCTTTTTAAAACCCTTGAGGCGATTGAAACCAAGATTATAGGACATATTAGCTAATATTCTTTGCGCCTCTTCAGGGAGCTTATCAAAGTTTGGATATATGGTACGACAATCTTTTATACAGACTTTTAAAAATTTATCAAAACACTCGTCAACTCTTTCTTGGGAAACCACAGTGCCAACCTCATAGTCATACTCTTCATCCCACTCTGTTACTAGTGTTCCGTAACCAAAAGTTTTATATCCAAGATGATCTAGGTAAATTATATGCTCACCATTTTCATTTAGCTTTTGACCTTCATCAGCTATCAATTCTTCTTTAAGTTTGTCGAGATCCATTAGTATTTCCATATTTGATTATCATTGCATTTTACGTTTTGAGAACTCCAATCCTCTTTGGGTAAATGTTGGTTTCTCTTTTGTAATTCTTTGAATATCTGCCTGACTTCGTTGTGTCCTGATCTTTTATCACTTCTACAACTCTTACAAAGTCTTACTTTTTCATATCTTGCGATTTGTACATAACTTCCACATTCAAGGCATCTTTGTTGTTCAAGCATTATCTTTTCCTATTTATTAGTTGTAGACCTTGTTTTCCAAAACGATATCCAAAAGATGAACCTATGACTATGTAAAGCATATTATGAAACCATGATGGAGTATGCTCATCTAAAAATATGAAACCATTTTTTACATATTCTTGTGTCCAAGGCAAAAAGCATCCAGTTAAAACTAAAATAAACCAAATAGTCCAAAGCTCATCTTTAATTGAATCACCCATGTGATCAGTAAGTTTTTGCTCTTGTAACATTGTTGAGGTTGCTTCAGTTTCATAAACTTTTGCCTCTGCTTTTGCTTTAGCAACCTTTACCTCTGTTTCAGCTTTTGATTTATCTACTCTTCCTTGTAGCCAAGTTCCTACTAAACTAGCTACTGGAGAAATAAATGCTTGGATCATCTGCCTACCTTTTTCATAGTAGCTTTGTGCGCCTGAGTAAAAGTCATAGGGTTTCTAGCTCTAGTCATAAGTCTTATCATCTCATCATTATGTTTTTTTGTGTGGTGCTTTGAATGTCTTTTCATTGCATCTGCTTGTCTTTTGGTTAGTTTTTTCATTTCTCACCCTTATGTTCGTGACCCATCCAAATGCCAAATATTCCAGTCATTACACCCATAACAACAGAAACAAATGCAGATTGAGGTGCAGTTGGATCTTCTAAATTCATAAACCATGAGGCAGTATTCCAACTCATAATTGTACTAACTAACATCATAATCCTTGGTAAAATTTTATATTTACCTTTTAAAAATTCTTCTTTGGTAATCAATATACTTTCACTTTCTTTGGATTGACCCTTGGAACTAGCTTACAAATGCACTCGTAGATAATATCTTCATCATTTCGTCTATATGATTGTTTGCTTAATATGCTTTTGAAATCCATGCATGACACTGCACTCCGGAAATAAATCCCTTGTTTGTCCATAGCTCCATTGAGACTACAGATCAGGAGAAAGGCACTAACACTCATATTATACCTTTTTTCTTTGCAATAATTGCTAGGACAGTTACAACCCCTGCACATAAAGCAGTTATCATTATTGCTAAAATTGTTTTTAAAATTATGTCTTGGATTTTTTCTTTTCTTTTCTTTGCAGCTATTGCAGCTTCTTTTCTTTTTTTTCTAGCCTCAGAACAAAAAGCTAAATAATCAGAATAAAGATTGGCTCTCCCATATAACTGCATAAACTCTCTAAGCTGATCTTGTTTTTTTCTGATCTGCTCAAGAGCCATAAATTCTTCTAAATCACTGTCTTGTTTGCCTAAAAAGTTAGTCCAAATACTATTTTTTCTTTTATGTAAATCGTTTCTTAACTGATCTTCTGCTGCACAAAATTTGGAAATCGCTGCTCCTGCATTTGCAATATCTCTTGAATTTTCAACTGTTTTTTTAATGACAGCAAAAGCAGCATTAGCTGCTGCCAACATCTCAAGCATGACATGATATACCTAACTTATTTGGAGAGAACTTTATCTAGTTTATCTTCTAGTCTGTGTAAGGCATCCATTAGCTTTGTAATGTCATCTCTTACATCATCTTTTCTTGCATAATTATATGCAATTTCTTCTCTTGTTTTATTGATTAATATTTGTTGCCTTTTGACCTCTTTTACGAGGTATGTGAACACCCAAGCAAAGGGAAGAATAACAAATGTCAATATTGCCGACCATATAACTTGGACATCTAGTTCCATCAATCTGCCTTAGAATTGTTTATGCTATTGATGGTTTCACTATTTGCAAGTGATGTTTTAAGATCAAATAAATATGATTGTTGTAGTTTGTTTGAATCTTCAAAAGCATCTTTGAGATCATTGCTTTGTTTCTGAAACTTGGCAACCTTGCCTACTAATCTTAATTGTTCTACTGACAAATCTTCTTGTTTGTACTCTTTGCCATCAATGGTTACGACTTGTGCTTGTTCACTCATCACCAAGATACCCCACTTGCTGTTGTTGGTGTCTTTGCTTCAGCTATCTGACTAGCAATACTATTTTCAATGCTCTTGACCTCATCTGTACCCAAAGCATCTTTCGCCCATTGTATAGCATTTGCTTCTTTGATGTCTTTGTATGCTATAAAGTCTTTGCCTAATGTTACACCTACTGATCCATATAATGAACCAGTATTGCCATCACTATCTGTATCACTTGCTCTCCAATGTATAGTTGTTACTACATCATCTTTGCCATCAAGTTTTATTGCTCTATCCATGCTGGATATTGTCCATGTTACTGCCATTTTATTCTCCTTTTAGTGCTTTTACTTCTGCTTCAAGTGTTTCTATTCTTGTCATAGCTTCTTGCAATGCTTTCATTGCTTTTATATATAAAACAGAATATCCAACACTTTTTATTCCATCTTCATCTTCTTTAACTAAACTGCTCATTCCAGATTCTTCTAAGTCTTGAGCAATAACTCCAATATGTTTTCTATTAGGATATTCTTTGAAATTAAAATTTTTGATTTGTAGAGCTTTTATATCTTCCCATTGCGAATTTGCAGGTTTTTCATTTTCTTTTAATTTTCTATCTGATATGCCACCATATCTATTATTTGTATTTGTAGTATCTCCATCACCTAAAATATTGAAGTTACCTGCATTACCAAAACATCTATAAACATTTTGACTTGCAGTTGCATCTCTTGCATGTTTAATTTGACCTTTTGGGTTACCAGATAAAAAAATTCCAAAATTACTTGTATCTATGGTAGAGTCTGTTCTTCCTATTATAACATCACTGGTAGTTATTCGCATACGTTCTGTATCTCCAGTAGATATTTTAATACTATTTGCATCTCTTAGATTAATATGACCTGAACCATCTTGATGTTGACCAAAATCAATACCAGTTTTAGA